TTCTCCTTCTCCTTCTCCTTCTCCTTCTCCTTCTCCTTCTCCTTCTCCTTCTCCGACACCTTTCGGCTTCGACTGCGCCGCGGCGGCGGCGTCGTCGAGCGCGTCGATGAGCTTTCCTCGCGCCACCTCCGAGTCGTACGAGCCTTCTTCAGGCTTGTGCGCCGCGAGCGCCTCCGCCACCTCCACAAGGCCCGCCGCCGGAGTGTCTGCTGAAACTGCTGCTACCTGCATCTTTCTCACCCTCAACGCCGCCGCCTCGCCGTCCTCCCCCCCCAAGTACCTCGCCAAGTTGATTTTCCTCCTCCACTGCTCGTTGATCTTCTCCAAATCACCCGACTCCGCCGCCTCCACCGCCGCCTCCACCGCCGCCTCCACCGCCTCCTTCTTCTCCTCCCTCATCGCCTCCACCTCCTCGCGCGCCTTTCTGCTGCGCTGCTTCGCCTGCAGCGTCGTCGCGGCGTCGTTCTGCGCCTTCGCCTGCTGCTGCTGCTGCTGCTGCTGCTGCTGCTGCTGTTCTTCTCCATCTTTTATTTTTTGAAGCCACCTGCCTCGTGTTAAATTCGAATTCTTCGCCCTTTCCTGGCTCGACTCAAATCGTACTTGCAAAGTATCTTCGTCGTTTTCGTAGTATTTCATAGCCCATTCTAAGAGATCTTTCTCTTCTTCCTTTCTCATTTTAAGAAATTGGTATCGTGTTAATGTTTCGCCTTCCGCCTTGTACGCCTTTTTGTACCAATCAAATTTTCTTTTCACTTCATTTTCGCTAGGATAGTATTTTTTAGCCCAATCCTCGAGAACCTCCTGCTCCTCCGCCGCCGCATCATCACCATCATCATCACCACCTTCTTGTTTAGTTTCATCAAGATCAGTCATTTGTGCCAAGTCAAATAATATTGAGTATAATACTTCTAATTCTTCCAATATGCTTTTCTTAACCAATGTGTATCTTTCGCGATGATTTATGTTTGCATTATCAATTAGTATTTCACGTTTTGCAATAGTTTTAAACCTTGATTTCAATTGCAAAATCATAAATACAATATCTTTTACTTTTAATTCATTAGATTCCATAACACGAACCACATTGTGAATTTGAGAAAATCGTGCAAATAAACCAAGATTATCTGTCTTAGCAATATCTTCACCTTTATTTCCAATTTCGTCCAAACAACGTTCATATTCTCTTTTGAAAATTTTGTAAATGTATGCATATTTTTCTTTTATTTCCGCTTTGTTATCTGTTTTTTGCAAGAAACATTCTTTTAATGGTTTATCATAGCAGTTTGGAAGGTCCTTTTCATCTTCTTTTATATTTTTAAAAGACTCTTCGCTGTTTTTGTAGTATTTTGATTCAGTTTTTTTAACACCATCAGCATCACCATCAGCATCACCAGCAGCAGCAGCAGCATCAGCATCAGCATCACCATCAGTAGGTTCATCATCACCACCTTCTTGTTTTTCTCTTGTCAAGAAGGATGAAACTTCACTCGAAACATCTGTAAAATCGTTATTATCAAATCTATACTTTTTTTTATTAGGCTTGTCATCATTTAGCGAAGAAGATTCAGATTCATCGGATGACTCCTTAGACTGTTTTTTCTGTTTTTTCTGTTTTCTATGACGTTGACGTTTTTTATTTTTTTTACGAGGTTTAAATCTACGAATCTTTATATTCTTCATAGTTTTATTATGTAAATCGTCGCCTTCAGTCGTTTTTTTGTTTCTAAACGTTGTTAAATTAGTTTTGAAACCCTTACTACGTTTCTTATAGCGACGTTTACTTTGTTGCTTTGCTCGTATTACTTTATCCAATTTTGTTTTGGAGAGTTTCATTATATATAAATTAAACAATAAATTTTTTATTATTTAATTTATATATACTATACAATATGTCAAAAATTGTTTATGATAAGTATAACAATGTAAGAAAAATATCCAAACATATTACTAAAACAGACCAAAAATGTTCTTCTAGATGTGCTTTAACATTCAGTTATGGTTTAAGTGATTGTTCCATACAAAACAATGGAGACCATATAGAATTATCATACGATCCTAACGTGAGTACTGTTATTTTTAATAGCGCAACATATAAAGTATCACGTATAGGGTTTTATGCATTTGGTGTTCATCAACAGTATGGTTCTAGAAATCAAGGTGGCACAATGACAATTGTAAACGCTGGACCAAAACCAAAAGGGGTTTCCAGAAAATACATTGTCGGTGAATTGATAATTGAACACAAAAATGCTGCTTTTGGAGATGATCTTTTAATTTGCGTACCTGTTATCGCTGATGGATCATTAATTACTAATCGTTCAAGTCCTAGAGATTCTTTATCTTTATTAGATGAAATTTTACAGACATCGCCACGAGGTATGGGAGAAAAAGAATCAATTAGTGTGCAAAACTACAACTTAAGTGAGATTATACCCAAAACTGCATATTACTACTATTACTCAAGAAGACCATATGGTTCTGTTGATGATAATGTCCATTGTATTGTTATGGATTCCGAGAAATTTTCACCTCCCACCATTAATCTAAAAACATGGCAAACAATAATCTCTGTACTTACAGCAAAAATCTATCCAACACCAAGTAATGACGACGAACGTAGGAAGAATAATGACGCTAAGAGTGGAAAAAATATACAGACAAGTACAGTTAATTTTAATGACAAAACAATTATTCAACACAATGCGAGTGGTTCAGGTGAAGCACCAATGGATGACATTTACATTGATTGCAAGCCTACAGGTGAAGAAACAAAAGTGGTCATTGATGACAAAATGAAGGATGGTGGATTAAGTTCTGTTAAAAAGTTTATGAATAAAATAACAAACCGTTCGGACGGGAAATTTCCAACTATGCAGGAAATTATGAATAATGCTTACTTTCAATTAATGGTTGCTATATTAATGTTTTTTGTGGTCTGGCAAGTATGGAGTATAGCTTCAAATGCTATTCAAGGTAAGCCTCTTATACCTGGTAATTTGGCAAAGAAAGCGTCTCAAGCGGCGGCGGCTGGTAAAACAACAACAATTACAGCCAAAAATTTAACGTAAATTGGTAATAATGAAACATTATTATCAATAAAAAATATTTAAAGATCACTAGCATTATGGGAAGCATTCATAACAGGTTTATAACTGGCGTCAGTCATTAATGGATCAGCAACCATGGGTACCATATTATGGACCATTTCTTCTTCTAAAGTAATGGGAAATTGGTTGAGAGCAGAGTAGTGTTGTTCTTTCTTTTCTTCGGAAGGTAAGAATCTGCGAATTCCGTTGCTTCCAGTACGAACACTCGAACGTTTGATAAGTTCAAAAGCCGCGATAACAGCGAGTACACCGAGTACTGTATTTTCTGTTAAAAGAACGGCTAAAGCCAATAAGACAACAACGATATTCCCCATGGTTGAGTCAACCATGCCCGCAAGCGGTTGAGGAACATTTACGTTCGTAATAATATATAAAACAAGAACAACTGTCAATAAAAGTTGTTTCTGGCTTTGTTTCTTAATTAAGGAAGGTAATTTTGCCATGATATTCTATAACATACAATAAGATTTTTTCTTGTTTTGTCAAACAATATAAATAGATATCCGTGTAATATTATAACTTATTGAAAAGATAAAAGTAAATGCAAACAGAAGATATTCAAACGTATTTAGGTAATAAAGGTTATACTATTTATAAAAATAATATATCAGTACATGAACAACAATACATTCGCGATCAGCTAACCGTCCGACCTTATATTCCTAAATCGCCAGTGCAACCACCGGCGTTTCCAATATATCGTGAATCTCAGCAGAAGTTGTATGTTCCGCGTTTTTTTGGGTTAGATACTTATGGCTTTCCAGATGAAGAGAGACTTTCACATGGAGATGATATTAATTTGAGTTTTAATGGTTCACTTCGTGATTATCAAGAGAATGTTGTTTCGGTTTATTTGGATCATACAAAACGTTCTAACACGCCAGAGCATAAACGAAGTGGTTATGGTGGTTTGTTAGAGATTCCATGTGGTAGAGGTAAAACAGTAATCGCGCTTAATATAATTTCTAAACTTAAAAAAAAGACCCTAGTAATCGTTCATAAAAATTTCTTGGTAAGCCAGTGGATTGAACGCATAGAACAGTTTTTGCCCAATGCTCGTGTAGGTAAAATTCAAGGACAGGTGATTGATATTGAAGACAAGGATATTGTTATTGGTATGTTGCAATCGCTGTCAATGAAGAAATATCCCACAGAAATATTTGAAAGTTTTGGATTAACAGTTGTAGATGAAACGCATCATATTGCCGCTGAGGTATTTGTTCGTTCATTGTTTCATGTTGTTACACCATATGTACTTGGTTTGTCTGCAACAATGGAACGCAAGGATGGATTGACAAAGGTATTTAAACAATTTCTTGGAGAGATTATTTACTCAGAGAAGAGAGAACAGGATGACAATGTTCTTGTAAAAGCTATAAATTACGTATCTACTGATCCAGAGTTTCTTTCTATTAAGTACGATTATCGTGGTAATCCGCAGTATTCAACAATGATTAGTAAATTGTGTACTTGTAGTCATCGCAGTGAGTTTATTTTGCGAGTGTTAGAAGACGCCTTAAATGTTGAAACCAATAAACAGGTTATGATTTTGGCTCATAATCGTAATTTATTGACTTATTTGCATGATGCAATTGAAACTAGAAAAATAGGTGGAGGTAGTGTAGGTTATTATGTTGGTGGAATGAAAGAAAAAGATCTAAAAATTACAGAATCAAAGCGTGTTGTTATTGCCACATATTCGATGGCATCAGAAGCGCTTGATATTAAAACATTGACAACGTTGATTCTTGCTACGCCTAAAACAGATGTTACGCAGTCTATAGGTCGTATTTTGCGGGTAAAACATGCGCAACCATTGGTGATAGATATTATAGATCCTCATGATCTGTTTGTTCGGCAATGGAAGAAGCGACGTACTTATTACACTAAAAGTAATTATCGCATCATTCAAATTGATAGCGAAGAATATAAAACGGCAACAAATGAAAGTTGGGATGTAATTTTTGAACCTGGTATGAAACGTGTAAGAGCAAAGAAAGCGACAAAGCCTCATGCGAAGAAGAAGGGGAATGGCAAAGGTAAGAGTAATACATACAGTGTTTCACAAACTTTAATTACAACAGGTAAAATAGAAACCGAAATGGTTAATCCTACAGAATCAGATCACCCATTGCATGGAGCATGTTTGCTTGATATTTAAAATCCTAATTAGGTACCGTAAGTAATTTGGCGTGTAAAAAATAATAAAGTTAATAATCTTTTATTTCACAAAGTGTTGAATTATATGTTGTATTGATTTTGTATTTAATTCTGGCTCGTATATCATTATTTTTATAAACTGATCTAGCAATAGATATAAATTCTTTATCAAAAGATAAATTTTTTTCTTTTTCTCTTATTTTATCTTCAATATCCCATAATTTAGTATTAATTTCCAACAAATTATTATATAATGATTTATCAATTTGATATTTTTTACAAATTGGTTCTAAGTAATCTAATTCTTTATTAACATATTTGAGTTTTTCTGGATTACACATTTTTGTTTTTTTTATCATTAAAATACTATATTTGTCCCATAATTCACCTAGAGAAATTGGTACATTTATGACATCTGCGTTCATATATGTATATATATGTATATATATGTATATATATATATTATATATAAAATATGAACGCATACTTATTATCTCATACCGGATTAGGTGATAATTTATACATGATAGGTGCTATAAGATTTCTTTTACAATATTATGAAAATATTTATTTTTTATGTAAGGATATACATTATGATAATGTTAGATTATTTTATAAAAATAATAATAATGTTGTATTAATACCTATAAACTCAAAAGAAGAATTTTCTTCTTGCAAAAAAATAATTAATAAATCTGTTTATTTAAAAAATGATGTTCTTATTTCAGGGGTTTGTCATAAAAAATATTTGAAATCAAAAATAACTAACAAAAATTTATTACAGCGGATTCCTGAAAAAAAAAGATATACTATCGATTATGATACTTTACAAAGTTTCAATTATAGTTTTATTGAAAATTTCTATCTTGATATTAATTTAGATCTGAATATATTTTTTGAATATTTTGAATTACCATTAACTACAGAATCTCAAAGTTATTATAATAGTTTATCAAAATACGATAAAATTATATTTATACATTCTAAGGCATCAAGTGAAAGATTACGATTTGATATGCTTTATAAAAATAATGTAATGGAAACAAATACTATCATGGTTTGTGCGGATCACAACGTATATAAATCAACCAGTACATTAAATAAAAATCAGGCAGAAAAATTCGATTTATGTAATAAGATGGTTAATATTCCACTTATATATTATCTGGATATTATCAAAAAATGTAATGAAATATATATTATAGATTCATGTTTTACAGGAATAGTCTTACCATTACTAAAAACACAAAAATTAAAAGCAACAAAAATTAGAATAATACAAAGAAATAAAAATATAATTTTATAAGAATAATTACCTTTATCGTTTATCCGTTAGATATGACAAATAAGCTTGCGACAAAAAATTCACTACTTTGCTTGATATTTAAAAGTTTTTGAATTATTATATAATTAAAATTTGATTATGTAATAATTGATATTTTACAATTTATACTTTATTTTCCACAATTAGACATGCTTGTAGTGGGAGGAGGATTAGCAAGCATTGAATCGTGTTTAGATAATGAAGACCCAGCTACTGAGTAGCTAGGTGTGTAAGGAGCACCTGCGGCACCACCGCGTTGATTTCTGTTTTTGCGGTTATTTCTTTGTTTGCGTCCGCCTCTGCGGTTTTTGCGTGTGTTTCTTCGCTTGTTTCTGTTTCTTTGGCTGCGTCTGTTTTTGCGATTGTTTCTGTTTTTTCTTGTTCTTCTTCGTTTTCCACCACCTTGTTCTTGACCATGAGCTCTTAATGGTGTCGGCTTAGGATGAGCGCCAGCATATAATCTGTTTTCGGAAAGAGTACCATTAGAATAACCGTATCCTGAACGTGTTTCAAATAACGACTTAACATAACTACCACCACGTTGTTTTCTACAACTTTTATTTTTTTGTGATCTGCAGTTTCTGCGATTGTTTCTGTTTCTGCGTTGATTTCTGTTTCTGCGATTGTTTTTACGCGTTCTACCGCCGTTTTGTTGCGAAGATGCTCCCATATTAAGATCAGAACTTCTGGCTTCTGGTTCATTTTTTACTAATGACGCATACCCAGTATTAGGACCGATTAAATCAAGAGAATCTTTGCCACTTGTTCCATACGAACCACCTACAAGAAGCGGTACACGATATTGTTCATTTCTAGGTCTAACGAATGACATTACTATATACATATCCAGAGATAATAATTAAAATATCAAAATTACTCTTGCTGTATTTGTGCGATAACATTCAACGATGATGGTTTTCCGTCTTTAACAATTTCAACAGGCTCCCATTTTTTGAATTTTGTGTGATATACACATTTCATAACAAATTCTTTTGTGAGATCTACATATTTATCTGGACGAATGTCTTCAAAATCATCTTCTGATTCACTTTCTTCAAGCGCATCTAAATTATCATTCTCACGGATTGTCCTAAATAATTTATTAAACCACACACTTTTTTTGTAATTGTTAATAAACGCAATACTATGCTTAGTTAATTTGGAAGTTTCATCATTAATGCAATAAAGATCATAAATATCATTTTGTAGATTTGCTCGAACTGTAAACAAGACAGGGTTATTAGTTAGCGTTTTTTGCTGTGGGTGTTTTTCATTATTATGTCGTAAATTAAGATAAGCCTGATGTTTGGTCATACAGCGGAACTGAATCGCATATAAGTTATAGGGTAGGCTTTTTGCCTGCTTTACAACACTGTCATAATTTGTACTCATAACTGGCAAAGCAAATACAAGTGGCGCATCATGATAAGCTACCTGTTTAATTTGATGACTAAAAATTTTATCAAAGAGTTTAAGTTTATTAATCATAAACTGGGATGAAACATGTTTTCCTTTATAATAGTGAACATCTTCAACATTAAAAAATTTCACTTTTTGTTGCTGTATGTGAACGATTGTTCCGTAAAATATAGTTCCAAGTGAAAGAGATCGGTCAAAGCAAACAGGGACAACTTGAATGCTTGATATTTGCTGTGTTTGTTTAGATGCTATTTCCATAAGAATACAAACATCTTTATTTTGATAATACGTAAACCATGCAAAGAATTTTTTGCCAAAAGGAATAGTAATACATAGGTCAGAATAAACTTTCTTATGGGTTATTTTTTCATAAGAAAGTTTGAACTTTGGAAAACGTGCTAGAATTTTTTCTAGTTGGTGCAGTGGTATCATTTTGATGTTAGTATGTTTATACTGTTAAAATGTCTTTATGCCTGTTTAAAAATTAAAGTGATGAATAACTCACACCAGTATTAGAATTCAAATTTGCCGCTTGAAATTCATTTGAATCCGATTTCTTTTTGTTGGTTAGTTCGCTTAAAAAATGTTGCAATTCGTGTTTCATATTCATTGAATCTTCGTGCGTTATTTTTTTTTCACTGGGTGCATTTTTGCTTACAGGTATATTTGCTTTTGAATTTTTTATAGTTTGAAGAATATCATTGTATTTTTCTTCGGGTTTATTTACTAAATCTTTAATTTTTGGAGTAGTTAAGGTTGTCTTAAAGAATGTAAATAAGTTATGAACAACAAAAATTAAAATTAATGATAAAACAACCACTTTTATAGACCAAAATAACATATAATATATATGATATTACTTTATTAGTGATAAAAACGTACTTATATCATCTTGCACAAACTTATTTGTGTGCTCTTCTTTTGTTAGAAAATAGTAATTATGTATATTTTTGTCTGTTTCGTTTATTTCAATAACAAATAATACAGGAGCCTTCTCTGATGTTTGATATGTGTTTTTACGGATTGTTTTAACAACATGATTAAACGGAATACATTCAGTTTCCTCTTTTTCAGTTCGTATAAAACTATCATCCATAAATAAAGTCATATTTTCTTTTATGTAATTTTCAATCTTTACAATAGGCTTATCGATATAGGACATTTTATTCAGTGTTTTATTTTGAGAAAATTTATAAACACCATCATTTGAATAAAGGTACATATTAGTTTCTTGGCGTGTTAAATAATCTACGAGATCATCTTCAATTGATAGTGGATTAAATACTTCAGCCTTAATAGTATGGTTTATGTAAAATTTCATCTCGATTATATAATTATCTTACAAACCATTTAAACCTATTGCCGATAACATCTTATAGATAATAAAATGACATCAATCGTAATTATTGAAAAAGGTGGAGATTATAAGACTGTTAATGCTAATAACTTGACAGATAGTGATATTTACAAAAAATGTGGTTTTCGCAAACCTGACAATTTTGGTAAACGTCATGAGTGGAAAGTAAAAAGGGTAGGCGAAAAATATCACATTGTTCTTTACGCTAGAAATTCAGGAAAAGCAAATACCGAAAATAAATTTGATTTTCCTCCTCCAATTGATAGTGAATTGTTTTTTGGTAATTGTGCAATTGTTCGCTATCAAAATAAAGAAATTATTGATTTTACTCGAGAAGAGTGGGAAGATATTTACACAAAATTGATGGGTGGATTTGAAGATCTAGGTGGATCTGATGAAGATAAAAAAGATGCTAAGGCTGACGTTGATGAATTGGAAAATGTTCCCAAAAAATATTTGACGAAAGATGGCTATTTGAAAGACGGATTTGTTGTTGATAATGAGAG